GAGCGCCTGAACCATGGCCACCAACGAGAACGACATCACCGTGGACGCCTTCGAGCGCCTCGGCGAGATCCAGCCCATCCACGACAAGTCGAGTGTCGACGAGCTCAACAACGCCCTGAACGCCCACCGCGCCGCGCTGGAGCAGGTCCGCGGCGACGCCCAGCGCTTCGACGAGCGCCTCAAGCGCATCCTGCCCGAGGGCAAGGACGCCCTCGAGCGCGCGCAGAAGGCCAACGGCGCCGTGTGGGTGCCCGGCGGCACCGACGGCGACGTCTATGCCCGGTACCTGAACGCCGACGGTTCCGTCCGCCTCGGTCGCACCTCCGTGCGCTACACCCTCCCCGACGGCACCTCCGACACCGTGACCCGCGAGGGCCTGTTCACCGAGGCGTACCCCGTCACCCCCGCGGCGCAGCGCGTCCGCACCGCCTACATGCGCTACGCCGTGGCCCACCGCTACGCCAGCAAGCTGACCCGGGGCAACCCCTGGAGCCGCGGCTTCGTCCGCAAGGCCTACCGTCAGCTCCGCGACGCCTGCGTCGCTATGCCCGGCCCCGTCGGCAAGTTCCTGCGCGACGTGTTCGAAAACCCCCAGCGGGCGATCAACAACACCAGCGCCGTCGGCGCCGAGCTGATCAACCAGCCGACCATCGGCGACGTGCGCCGCCCGACCGACCTGATGCGCCGCCTCCCCGGCCTGTTCCGCAACTACGACGTGCCCTCCAGCACCTTCAAGCAGCCGGTGATCTCCGGGTTCCCGCTGGCGACCAAGCGCGGCAAGACGAACACGAACGACCCCGCCGCCTACCCGGTGAGCACCTTCGCCACGTCCGACGAGACGCTGACGGTGGTGGACCGCGTCATCATGGCGCTGGTCGACCCCACCTGGATCGAGGACAACGGCAACGTGCTGCCCGATCCGATCGGCGTGATCATGGACTGGCTGGAGATGGGCGACGTCGACTCCCTCTCGATCGCGATCATGCACGGCGACAGCGCCGGTACCCATCAGGACACCGTCGCCTCCTGGACCCTCGGCGGTCGCTACAGCGCCGGCGCCCTCGACGGCGACGCTGCGGCCCCGAAGTTCTGGAAGGGGCTGAGGGCTCGCGCCTTCGACGACTCCGCGACCGTCGCCGGCGGCGGCACCATGGCGATCGACAAGCACGCCGCGGCGCTCGACGCCATGGGCGCCCTCGCTGAGGGCGCCGTCATCCTGACCGGCCTCCACGGCTACTACACCCAGTTCGTCGGCTCCTCGGAGCTGGCCAGCTACAACGACCTCGGCGACCGCGCCACCCTGCTGACCGGCGAGGTCGCGTCCTACGCGGGCAAGCCGGTGATCATCGAGCAGCTCATCCCGAACGACCTCGCTTCGACGGGTCTGTACACGGGCTCCGGCGCCACCACTACCGCCGTCTACGTCAACCCCTCCCGCGGCGTGCTCGCTACGCACTCGGGCGGGCAGGATGACTTTGACGCGATGTACCCCGAGCGCGGCGCCCGCTACCTCGGCATGGTCCGCCGGTCGCTGTTCTTCTTCGACTGTCTCTCCACCGAGGTCCCCGCGGCCGCGATCATCAACCTCTAGGAGCACTCCATCATGATTCTCACTTCCCACGAGCTCGCGGGCACGGATGCGGCCGACGTCGGCAACATCTGCAACGCCGGCCCGAACAGCATCAAGATCGAGGCGATCTACCTCGTCCCCAACCTCGCCGTCACTGCCAACGACACGAACTACATCACGCTCACAGTCGCCAACGACGGCACCACCGTCGCCACGGCGAACACGACCGCAGCCAGCGGCGCCGCGCACGTCGAGGGCACGCCCCAGGCGATGACCATCACCGCCACGGGTGACAGCCTGCTCATCGAGGCCGGCAGCGTGCTGTCGGTGGACGTCGCCAAGGCCGGCACCGGTCCCGCGTACGCGTTCACCGTCGCCGTCCAGGCTACGCCCGTTCGGGAGTCCTGATCATGCGCGCTGAGGAGAAGGCAGCGCTGACCGGTCAGCGGGTGCGAGTGGTGTTCAGCACGAACGCCCCCGCCTCCATGGCTCAAGGGTTCCACTACGCCGGGCAGAAGATTCAGCCCGGTGTGCCCGCCGAGATGAACGCGTACGAAGCCGGGCGCCTGGTGTTCGACTACGACGGTCTTGTCACGGTCATCACCGGCGACGCCCCGGCGATCGCGCCGCCCCTGCCCGCTCGGGCGGATCGGCTGGCGCGTGTCGCTCATGAGAAGGCGGCGATGTTCGGCCGCTCGCCCGCCGATGCCCTCCGCGACCTGCCGGTCGTGCCTGAGTCTCTTCTGAAGACGCTCCGGACCCGCAAGGCGGTCGAGGCGGTCGCTCAGGGCGACGCCGACGGGCACCTGCCCGCTACGGCGCTGTGGGCCCGCCTCTCCGGGCGTGACGCGCTCATGGCGGCACTCATCGCCCGCGCTGACTTCCTCGGCGGGCTGTCGTGATCCCGCGACGCGTCGGCTTTGACCGCGGACGCGTCACCGGGACCCGACACCGCCGGCCGACGGCGCCACCCAAGGCACCCGAGGCCGACGCCCTGCCCGAGTCGACCGACTCTCCACCCCTTGCCCCCGAGACTGATCCGCCGTGTCCCTCCTGTCCGCCACCGAAGCCCGCGACCTGATCCCCGGGATCTCCGGATCGGGGCTGGATACAAAGCTCGACGCCCGTATCGCGGAAGCGGAGCCGCTCATCGCCACCTTCTGCGGCTGGGCGGCGCGCACCGGTACCGCGAGCATGGCCGCGGCCGACCACACCGACCGGGTGATCTACTGCGACGGCTCCGAGGTGCAATACCGCGAGGGGGCCCTGATGCTGCCGCTGGGGTTGTTCCCGGTGAGCGCGCTGGTGCTCCTCGAGGACACCTCCGGGGACTGGTCCTACAGCACCACCGTCAGCAGCAGCGACTACACCCTCGACCAGGCCCGCGGCGAGGTCTGGTTCAAGCCCGCCAGCGGCTACACCCCCGGACGTCATGGCCCGCGGCGCTTCAAGGCGACCATCACCGCCGGTCACGCAACCGCCCCCGATGACCTGAAGCGACTCATTGCAGAGACGGTCAAACACCTGATGCAGCGCCCCAAGACGGCCGGCGTCAAGGCGAGCTCCAGCAAGGCGGGGAGCGCGACGCGCATCGAACCCACCGAGCTGATCCCGGCGACCGTTCGTCAGTCTCTCGCCCGGCACTACCTGCTGCCCGGTGTGGTGGGTGTCACATGAGTACGCTCACCTTCGACGTGTTCAGTGAGGTACTGAACACCGGCGCGGATCGCTTCGACCATGTGATCCGTGAGCGCCTGTCCAAGCAGGGGCGCGCCTTCCGCGAGTCCGCCAAGCGCAACGCGCTGAAGCGGTTCCGCACCGGGACCACCACCGCCAACGCCGCACGGGCGACGCTGCACCGCTCCCGCCCGATGCTGCTCGCCGGACTGGACACCGCCAAGAGCCCCGGCGGCTTCATTCAGGACACCGGCGGTGTCATCCGGGCGACCCGGGGGCCGTGGTTGTTCATTCCGCAGCCCGACGGCTCCTTCCGCGTCGCGAAAGAGGTCCGAATCAAGGCGACACACTGGCTGAGTGACGCGTGGGCCGCAACGAAGCGCAGCACCCCCGACGCACTCGACGGCGCCCTCCGTGACGCCCTGGGCGGTCGCTGATGGGCGCTGTACCCGCCGGTGAGAGCCTTGTGGATGCCGTCTTGACCGCCCTGCGCGCGATCGACGGCACCGGGGATTACTGGTTTGACTTGACCGGTGACGACCGGGTGATCGAGGCCGACACGCTCCAGCCGGTCCTCGACGGTCATCAAGTCGCGCTCTCCGGTGTCGAGGTCCTGAGCGTGGCCGGCGAAGTCCTGGGCTACTACTCGCTCACCTGGACCTGTCTGCTCAAGGGCTACGCCCCGGCGACCGCCGACAGCCCCGCCAGCGCCGCCCGCCAGGCGTATCGGCTGCTCAACGACTGCACGCTCGCGATTCAGCGGCTGCGCACCGCGAGCCCGAGTATCGCCACGCTGGAGAAGGGCGACGCCCTGGACGTGACGATCACCGGCGTTGCCCGGCACGGCGACAGCATCGACCAGGACCTCTACGGCGGCATGGGGCTGTTCGCCGCGACCGTCGAGATCGTCGCGGAAGTTGCGGAGGGCGCATGAGTTGGAAGCAGGACAGCAACGGATCGACCACTGTTCCATGGCGCTACCGCCTAGACGTCACTGTTGACGCTTCCGGCCTCACCGGCACGGCGAACACCGACGGCACCAACGACGTGAACGTTGTGCTCCCGGCCACCTTGGGCGAGCTGTGGGCACGTCTGGACGCCTCCGGGAATGAGCTCGTCGTCACCGAAGCCGACGGCGTGACAGAGCTTGACTTCAAGCTCACCGACGCGGCGTTTACCGGGTCGGCCGACGTGGCAAGCCGCGATGTCGGCCTGCAGATCGACGACGTGCCGATCCGCTACGGCGGCGACACCAACGGCCGCTTGAGCCGCTTCTGCATCTACTACGGGCTGAGCGGCTACACACCGAGTCACGCCGCGTTCACGGCATCGAGCGCGCTCACCGGACAGATCGAGATCGGTCGCCCGCCCGCCGGGCAGCGTGCGGTGGTCATCCTCCCGCCCTTGCCCGGGCAGACGATCGCGCCGGTCGCCGTCAGCAAGAATAGTCAGGAGTCGATCTACGTATGGCTCGACGTCCAGGCGCTACTCGGCGGGCGCGTGGGCCTCTACGCCAAGCGCGCTCTGCTGGAAGAGGTGCTCGACGTCTTCAACGACAGCGAGACGAACGGCATGCGCGAGCGCACCGGCGGCAGCGACAGCACCACCATGGTCGACGTCAGCAGCTGCAGCTTTGTGAGTGTCGGTGAGCGTCAATGGCTCAAGGTGTACGTCACCGGCGGCACCGACGGCACCGACTACGCCGTGATCGTTCCCTTTCGTACCACCGAGGGGCAGACCCTCAACGCCCGATTCCGCGTGCAAGTGCGCGACGTCGACGACACCTGATCGGAGTACCCGTGGCTATCATCAATCCCCGTTTCGGCGCCTTCGGTATCGGCGAGGAGTCCACCGCCGGCACCGCCGTGAGCCGCACCAACTGGCGCCCGGCGATCCGGATGAACCCCCAACTCGCCACCAACAGCAGCGACTACCAGGACCTGCACCGCAGCGGCGCCGGCAGCCCGACGCGCAACAGCATCGACAACCGGACCTTCGCCGACCGGCTGGAGTGGCTCGACAGCTACACCCGCAACGGCATGCTGTGGAAGCACTTGATCGGCTCCGTGAGCACCACCGGCCCGTCCGGCAGTGACTACACCCACACCTACGACCCCTCGACGCTCCCGACCGGGCTGACGATCGAGGGCATCCGAGGCAACGCCGCGGAGTCGGAGCTCGCCGCCGGCTGTCAGTTCGCGGATTGGTCCTGGGGCACGTCGGTGAGCAGTCGCCGCGCCGTTGTCAGCGCAAACGTCTGGGGCATCGACTCGACCCGCCCCACGAAGGGCTCGCCCAGCTACGGCGCCACCGACGACCCGGTGCTGCATCACCACATCGGCACGGTCAGCTGGAATAGTCTGAACCCCAAGCCCAGCGCGGTGCAGATCACCGGCAAGAACGGGCTGGAGCGCGTCTGGACGGATGCGGTCACCTGCGAGGGCTTCACCGAGTCGGGGGATCGCATGTACGGCGCGGTGCTGACGATCTACGACCGGGACACCACCGCGTACTTCGACGCCTTCAAGGCACAGACGGAAAGCAACCTCGTCATCCCCTACAGCAACGGATCGCTGTCCTTTCAGTGGACGCTGAAAAACGCCCGGATCGTCAGCATCAGCGAGCCTATCCAGAGCGGCAAGGCGCTCACCCGGCAGATCACCTTCGCCCCGCGGGCGACCTCCAGCGTTGAGGCGCTGGAGCTGGAGATCGTCAACGAGAACAGCAGCGGGACCGCGAACTGATGAGCTACTTCGACGCCATACAGGACACCACACACGCGGAGGTCACCACCCCCGACGGGGCGGTGTGGCGGCTTCAGCAGCCCCGGGGGCGCGACTTCGACCGCTGGCAAGAGCTCTACCTGCTGATGATCGCCCCGGCGGCGTCGAAGCTGCTGGGCACCAAAGAGCAGGATCTACTCGACGCACCAGAAGGCCCGGAGCGCACCGCCGCCCTGGAAGCCGCCCTTGAGCGCCAGGCCGCGGACGAATGGGCTACGCTCACCGACGACGAGAAGGACCGGCGCCGCAGCGTCCGCGACGAGCAAGACGCCGCCCTCGTGATCGCCTGCGTCACGCACTGCACCCCGCCCGGGGCTGACGCGCCCGCCCGGGTGCGCTTCGTCACCGACACCAGCCCGGAGCCCACCGAGGGCGTCCAGGCCCTGCACTTCTGGCGAGTGCCGATCAGCATCCGCCAGGCGCTCATTCGGGCGGCTCGCCGCCAGGTGAGCGGGGAGGCGTTGCGCCGGCAGGTTGACTCCTTTCGATCTGGACCCGGCGCAAGCGGAGGAGATCGATGATCTCGCCCGCCGCTATGGCCGCTGGCCGCATGAGATCCGGCACCTGTCGCAAGAGGACCTGTGCTTCACGCTCGGCGTTTTCCGCGCCGGCCGGGCCTCGGATCGCGAGCGCGCCCAGCGCCGGCTCAGCGAGGGCGCGTCCATCACTGTGGATGCTCGTGATGCAGGATGAGCGCAATACCGCGCCGCGATCTGGGGTAGCCTCCTCGTCTGGAGGTGCGCGTGGTGCTGTTGATGCTGCTGTGGGGCTGTGGGGCAAGCGAGCCGGTGCCGGTCGTCGCGGAGTGCCCGACGGTCGACGCAACACGGATGGGCGCGCTGGCGTTCAGCCTGGCGCGGTGTCGGATTCTGGAGCAGCCCGTCGACTTCTACCCGCCCGCGTCCCTGTGGGCGACGTGCGCGGACGTGTACGCCGAGGCCTGCACCAGCCCGGAGGGCATCCGACAAGCCGCGGCGGCGGGGGCCTCGCCGCTCCTGCCATGCGCGGCGACGATCGACAAAGCCGCCACCTTTGGCGACAGCACGCGGTAGCCGGTTGCGGGGTGTCCCGTGGCTGAGACCGTCCGCTACTTCCTGGACCTGCAGGGCACCGACGACGCTGCCGAGGGGCTCAAGCGGGTCGGTCGGCAGGCGCAGGACACCGAGCGCGACCTGGACACCCTGGGCGACGGCGCGAAGCGGTCCAGCGTTGACATGCGTGAGCTGGAGGACAGCGCCGGCGAGACTGACAGCGTCTTGAAGGGGCTGGCCGGGGCGATCGGCATCGTCTCGCCCGAGCTCGAGGGGCTCGCATCTGCGGCAGGCGATGCTGCCGGCGGCTTCGAAGCCGTCCTCCGGGGCGGGCCGAAGCTGGCCGGCGTGCTTGGCATCATCACGGCGGCGCTGACAGCGGCGGCGTTTGCCTGGAAGGTCTACAACGACGAGCTCGAGGCTGCGGAACAGAAGCAGTCCGACGCCGCCGAGCGCGCGCTGGAGGTCGCCGAGGCGCAGGCCAAGCTGCAGGACTTCCTCGCCGACGTTGAGCTTCGCCGTGCCGTCGCCGCCGGCGAGGTCGACGAGTCGGCGCTCATCACGTCCGCGGCTACCCAGCAGGCCGAGGCGGCGTTCATGGAGCGCCGCCTGCAGATCGAGGGCGACATCAACCGGGAGATGGAAGCCCGGCGCGACCTCCAGAACGCGATCAACGAGGCCGCAAAGAGCGGCGACACCGAAGCGACCGTCATCCTCGAGGCCCAACGGGCGGCGCTGGACGTTCGACTAAACGGCGCCCGCGACCAGCTGGCCGGACTGGAGCGCCAAGCCGTGAGCGCCGCCGTGGCGATTGCGGAGACCATGGCCACCGGCGCCGCCCCGGCAGCTGCCGGCGGCTCGACCGGCGGCGGTACGGTCGACGCACCTGCGGCGCCCTCGGCGCTGAACACTGGATTTCGCTCGGGGACCCTCGGCGGGCTGTACTTGAATCAGTACAGCATCGGCGGGGCCGGGGCGATCCAGGGCACCAGCATTACGGGCGGGCTCGACGCTCTTAGTCCCGATCTCGATTTCGGTGACTTCGGCGCAGGTGACCGGGCTGGCGCTGCGCTGGCGCGGTTCCGCGCTGAGAACGCCGACAACCTCCAGGCCGGCGCCGGCGCCCTCGGCGGGCTGGCTACCGGCAACGTCAACCCGCTGCTGTCCCTGATCCCCGGGGGCGGACTCCTCGGCGGGATCGCCAACGTCGGCAACCTCGGCGCGGGCGGTGTGGGCGACATGCTCGACACCTTCACCGAGGCGGTCAGGGGCGGGCTC